AAACAACGGCGCCCTAAAGCTCAAAGATGTTAAGCGCCCAGATGGTAACGTTGAGAAGATCATGGAGGTCGAACCCAGCGCCAGTCTGCGGGATGTATCCGAAGCGCTACAGGGTGCCAATGTTGGTAACGCAGAAGCTACTGGGCGGTTGTTCACAATGTATCTGGCCGCAGAGCGTGCGGCTAATCCAAACGTTGGTAAAGACAAACTTAACTTTGGTCCTGATTTAACTGAGGCAGACTTAGCTAAAGCACGAGCAATTGGGCTTGCAAACCCTGCTTTCCAAAAAGCCCGGAAGCTGTACAACGAGTACAACAAAGGGTTGATTAACTTTGCAGTACAGTCTGGCGCACTTAGTAAAGAGCTTGGTGATAAGCTAAATAGTACTAACGACTACGTGCCTTTTTACCGGGTACGGGAAGGGGTGGTTGACCTTGTTATTGCTGGTGAAAAACCCATTCGTATTGGCGACATAAAGAACCAGCCGTACCTGAAAGAACTTGTGGGCGGCGATCAGGCGATTATGGACTTCTTTACCTCGTCACTTCAGAACACCACCATGCTGACCGATATGGCGTTGAAGAACCTAGCCACTCGGAACGCTGCCTTTGTGATGAAAGACTTGGGGATTGGCGAGATCCAAAAGGGTACCGGGCCTGCTTCTAAGAACGTCGTACGGTTCAAACGTGACGGCATCGACTACCACCTCACAATGGACAAGAAGGCTGTCGATACGCTCTTTGGTGAAAACTTCCCGGTTGAACTTATTGCCGAGGGTATGGAAGGCATAAAGATTTCGATGCCCTTTTTGGTTCGCGCCATGGCGCTGCCTGCCAATACACTGCGAAAGTTCATTACCCGTGACCCACGCTACGCGGTTCGCCAGCTTTTCCGTGACTCTATGGATGCGGCGCTCACCACTGGTACGAACGCTGTGCCTGTACTGGGTGCCCTGAAGCAAGCCACTAAGATGTTTAGTGGAAAGAGCGAGGAGTACCAGAAGCTGCAGCGCAGGGGCATTGTAGGTGGTCAGGTCATTACGGGCGCCCCAGAAGACATGCAAAAGATCATGCAGCACATCACCTCTGGTCGCCCAGGGTGGGACTGGGCTTTTGCTAAGCTGGATCAGATCGCGCTGGCTGGCGATGCTGCCACCCGTGCTTCTGCCTACAACTCGTTTTTGAAACAAGGTTTATCTGAACGGGAAGCTACGCTTGCGTCGTTGGAGATTATGAACTTTGGACGACGTGGGGTTTCCCCTAGTATGTATTTCTTAAACGCCACGATCCCCTTCTTTAACGCAGGTATCCAGGGTATCGACAAGATTTACCGGGCGTTTACCGGCCAGATGCCATACAACGAGAAGCTGAAGGTACAGCAAAAGCTTATTGCCCGTGGCCTGATGATGGCGGCGTTTACCATGACCTATGCAGCCATGATGCAGGACGATGAGGCGTATGAGAACGCCACACCAGAGCAGCGCTATGGCAACTGGTTTATCCGTATCCCAGGCTTGGAAGAGCCTTTCCGTGTGCCTATCCCGTTTGAAGTTGGGCTGCTGTTTAAGTCAATCCCAGAAGGCGTCTTCAACGCCATGTTTACGGACGAGGACACAGAAAAGATTGCAAAAGACTTGGCGAAACAGATTGGGCGGTCGTTGCCAGGGGGCATTGCAGAGTCGGGCGTTCCGATCCCTGCAGCCGTTAAACCCATACTGGAGAACATCACCAACACCTCGTTCTTCTCCGGGCGTGACATCGTTGACGCTAGGCTGGAAGGGGTGGAGAAAGAACTTCAGTACCGCGACAAGACGCCTGAACTTCTAAAAGCTCTGGGGCCAATCACAGCAGCATTAGGGATTTCCCCAGTACAGATGGAAAACCTTATCCGTGGTTACTTTGGCACATTGGGTATCGGCATCGTGAGTATCGCCAACCCGATTTTGGGCGCAGGTGAGGCCGGTGCCGTAGAAGGGCGCCCAAGTGAGCTGCCGATTGTGGGCGGCTTGCTCCAGCCTAACGATGCTGGTCGTGTCGTGATTGAAGCCTATGACTCCATGAAGGTGGTGGAGCGTGCGCAGCGTTCGTATAGTAAGTTGCTGGAAGAAGGCAAAGAGGAAGAAGCACAGCGGTTCTTGGAAAAGAATATTGATAAAGTATCCATGGCGTCGTTTGCAGGTTCTGTGCGGCAGCAGATGGGTGAGCTTGCCAAAGCAGAACGGGCGATCCGTGCTTTGCCTTCCGAAGATATGTCGCCCCAAGAAAAGCGCAAGGAACTTGACGAACTACGGGATATTAGAAATCTGCTGGCAAAACAGTTTATTGATGTGTCCGCAGAAATAAAACGCCAAGGCGTTTCCCAATAATACCCACCACTGCCTTGCCCATCACCCTAGCGATGAGGGCGGCTTTCATTCCTTCTTGTAGCGTCTTTTCGGTGTCTAGGCAGGGGACAAAGAACCCCTGCCCCTTTTCAAGCTGCTTCCATGGGTATCGGATCTTCATCATCTTCGTCAATTCTGCGAGAGATCTTCATGGCGTTGACGCGCATCTGTGGGCCTTTAGTCTTTGACATGAGGTCCTTCTTGGAATACGACACCATGTACATCGCCTCCATCTGCCGCTTAAAATCCGTGTAGCCAAAGCTCATACTGGAGCAGTACTGTTTCATCAACTTCTCTTCTATGTAGAAGTCAACAAACCCCACCGTGACGCCGTGTTCCACACGCCCAAAGATCTCGCTGCGGGTAATGCTCTGGTCAATAACGCCATTGTCGCCAAGGGATGCTGCCAACGTATTATCTAGGGTTTTCACTACCACAAACTTACCGTAGAACTCTCTGATGTAAGCGTTCAGAATGTCCTCGGCTGTTCGGACATTGGCTTTGATCGTAGCCCGTGCGTTCTGCACGATCTTGCGCAGAACCTCTGTTATGCCTGCCATGGGGAAGTCAGCGATCTTGGCGTGTGATGATCCAGCCAGAAGCCCACCAGCCAGCAGACAGGTACAGCCTGCCAGCCAGTACCGCTCATCATCGGTGAATTGAAAGTCGCGTTTCAGTTTGGCCCGAACCTGCCGGACGGTGTCCTCCACAACGTCTTTGTTATCCACAAGAAACTGTGCGTACTGCTGACCTGCCACCCCGTAGTTATTTTTCAGGGTGGAGATGATCTCCGTGTCGCCTTCTTGCCACTGAATGATGTTGCTTAGGGTCAACTCTAATACCCGCCGAATTTCACCTTCTGATGAGTGTTTCCGTGCTCCAGTCAGGTAGTCGATCACGTGGGTGTTGGAGGATAGCAGCGCCATGGACTTCCAATAGGTCGTGTTCTCGCGCTCTTTGTTGGCGCCAGACTCCATCCGCTCTTTGCCTTGCCCCTCTGCCATATCGAAGATAAACCCAGGCATCCATTCAAAATCTTTGCGGTTCTTACTGGTGATTTCGTCAGAGATCAGGGGCAGGTTGTTCAACATCCCCAGGCGTTGTTGCATCGCCACATCAGACGTGGACTTGCTCACCCTGAACTTGGTGGGATGCCCCCATATGGACGCAGCCAGTTCTAAGGTTAGGGTTTTCCCTGTACCAGATTCACTAGACCCCAGGTGAAACGTAAACCCGTCATACCCCGTGAATCGCATCAGCGGGGCACCAAAGCCCACCAGAGAGAGCGCCAACACCTCGTGCATCTTCCTGGCAGTCAGCATGTTGATGACCTTTCGCCAGTTATCCAGCGTGCCTGTGGGCACCGTGGCCTTATTGATGTTGACCAGATGGCGCATAGGTATGTGGCGCGGTACAGAATGAGGGGCGTACACCCGCTCATTAAAGACAAAGGTATCGTTGAGTTGCCACCCATAACTGTCTGGTACATCCACAGTTTTCTGGTTGGCTGACGCCTGTTCTACAGCGGCCCGAACGTACTCGTAAAGGTTTTTATCATTGCCCGACCCAAACAATGCCATGACGTTTTGCTGGGCTAGGGTTTTTATCGTCTCGTCTTTTGATGCCGTGGCGCGTTGTGACATGGTTATTTCCTGAGCGCCGGTGGGGCGCATCGCCAACATGTGCACGGTGTGTTCGTTGCTCTGGCACAGAATATTTACTACAAACAAGTCATACGGAATAAGAGGAACTTGGTTAGTGCTCTGGTTTCCTTGGGCATCTGTGGTTGTTTTATCCAAGTAAACCCCACCATTCTTACCGTATGAATACCCCTTTGGTGGCGCAGGTCTTGTAATGGTGATGGGCGTGGGTGTCTTCGGTAGTGGTTCTATGACCACTTCTTTTTCTGTCGTTTCCAGTTCTACCTCGCGTCCAAGCGCCAGAGGGTTGGTAATTTTGCCGAAGTGTGGGCACCCACTACATACTCCAGGGTTGAGACTGTCGATCTTGACGCAGGCGTACGGACCTTTGATCTCGTTGAGCTTAGTCTGCATACGCTCAGCGTCGTAAGGATGTAACTGACTTAGCCAAACTGCCGCCTTGATCCCATCTTTGCAAGGCTTGGCAATCGACAACATTGCACGCCATAACGGTTCCATGCCATCGTCTGCAGCGTTTTCAATGTAGTGCGCTAGTTGCCCACACCCTGTGCCTTCTTTAGTGCGCGTCAGAATGTTTTTAAATACTGTCACGCTGTTTGACATAAGCGTGAGGTTTGTCTGGCTTTTAGATGTTGGGCGTGTACCGGGCAGACTAAGGGCTGGCATCGCCACCGGTTTGACGGTCAACTTAGAGTTGATGAACTCTTCCAGCGTTTCTAAGTCAAAAGCACCAGAGCCTTCTCCTAACAGCTTTACAGGTTTGGGCGGGTTGAACTTAAAGTTTAGCGTCCCTGGTACGCGTAGTACCCTGGCGGCATCAGCCGTGCAGTTCCAGTCAATCTCCATCCCTTCCTGTTTCAACAGTCGCTTAAAATTCTCTGCGACAGGTTTCCATCGGGCGACTTCGGCTTCCTCGGTCAGAGGCCAGTAGATGTGATACCCACCGCCTGATGACACGACAATTGGCTGGCCCAGCGTGTTCATGCCAGTTTTAAGCATGAACTCCTCAAATGCCTGTGCAGCTTCTTTGCGCGTCTTGTACCGCTTCTTGTCGCCCAGGTCTACGTCTATAAACAACGACTTTAAGACACGCGCATTGTCTGCGGTTCTGTTGTCCTTTGTTTTGTATGCAGCTAGGCCAAAATAACTGTGCAGTCCTTTCTGCACAAATACATTTGCTGCGCTAGGGATTTCCCTAATATCAGATAAAAAGACGTGCTCTCTTCTTGGTGTGTCGAATTCTGCAACACAATAAAAACCGGAAGACGGGAGCACTGCCGCTAGAAAATCAAGCGGTTGCATGAGTACCCCCTGTTGTTATTGTGCTGTTGATGCCAGCTTATCTAAGGCAGCTTCGTATCGTTTTAAAAGCTCCTCCTGATAACTTTTATGTAATTCATCAGTGGCTAGTATTTGCCAGCAAAAACGCGCAAATTCTTCGTCGGTTAACTGCGAAGGTTGAATGTATTGCATAGTGTTCTCCAAGCGTCTTCTGTCTGACTGGTTTTTTTAAGCACCTCCAAGATCGCGTTGACTTTCTCTTTATACGCCGGAGTCACTTCTGTAGATCCTGTAAACCAGTTGTAGACAGTTTGTCGTGTTGCGCCAGTTAGCATGGCGATGCGTTGCATTGATATGTCTCGTAAAACCGCCCAACGCCCAAGCTGAGTACCTAGGGTACGTGGGCTGTTGTTTACGGTGCTTTTAATTTTTTCAGAGTAGGGCATAGGTAGAGGCGGGGGTACTAACACAAAGCGCTTGAGCCGACGCCGTGCGTTCCCCCAAGTTGATTAGTCGTCGGTATCCCAGTCTGCCACAACTGACGCCAGATTGTTTTTCTTTGGCGCTGGGGGGGATGATACTTCTTTCCTAACCTCCGGCTCTTCTACCTCTTGCGCCGGTTCCTCTTTAGGCTTAGTGGTTTTCTTAGCCGAAGGGGGAGCGCCTTCCAGAACCACGGGCTTGGCCTCCACCTTATCGACCTGCGCCACGGTCATGGTCACAGCACGCTTAGCGTCCTCAGACTGACCCTTCTCCACGGCAGTGGCATGCTCACTATCGGTAAGCCAACGCACGGGCCTAAAGAACAGCTTGGGCGACTCTTTGTTGGTGTCGAACTTCATGCGGGTGACAACCATCTCCGGGCTGATGGACTGCGCAGCCAACCAACGAGCGTATGCCTGCAGGGGATAGTTGTCGCCTTCTGCCTTACCGAAGATCGACGTGGCGGGTAGCTGAAGCTGCAACACATCTCCCTCTATGTCGTTAGCGAGAACTACTGCCAGCCGTTGGTTAAACCGACATGCCCGTGACTCACCCGCACCGGAACCCTTGATGTTCTGTGGGCAGGTTGCGCAGCTTGGCGACTGTGGTGCGTTGGCCTTGGCGTCTGGCTTCTCGCCATCTGCTGACCAGCAGTCAGGAGGAGCGGGGTTCTCAGGATCCCATGCGCCAGCATAAAAGGTACGGCTGATCTTCTCAGCGGCGTTGACGATCACGATGTCCAAGTACCGCTCTTCGATGGCGGCGATCTGCTTGCCATCATGCACTAAGCGGAACACACCGCCCTTGATTGAAATGCGCTTGCCGCTCTGGACACCACCACCTGCAAGGGCTTTGGCTACAGCAGACAGCTCACGGTTTTTTGCAAATGCAGGCAGATTGCCTGTCTGAAACAAAGTCACATCTGACATTTACTTCTCCTTTACTTCGTAGGTTTGCGGACAGTTACGGTAAATTCGCTGTCCGAGTTAAGGCCCGGTGGAACAAGTCCGGGGTTTTCTTCAAGGAACTGCGCCATGTTTGACTGAGCTATGCGCTTTTCAAACAGGTCAAGCACCTCATGTTCTAAGACAAACTTCTTAAATGAATCCCAATCACTTGTGGTGTACCGCGTCTTTTGCCCCAATATGATTGTGCCTTCATCAGTGCGCACGCTCTTTAGCCCCGCCGCCATCATGTGGTCTTTAATGGCGTTGCTGACTTCCTGTTGCTGAGCCTTGAGCGTTTCAACTTCTGTTTCGTACGCTGTGGTCAGCTCTTGGACCTTCGTGCGGATCTTGCGGTAAATCTTTGCCAACTTGTCTAACGGTATTTGGTCTTCCATGTAACGCTCCTTTTAGTGTTTTGAGTATTTTGTCAAACATTTTACTTCATGTCAAGCACTTCTTCGTACAACTTCACCAGCATGTTGTTGTCCTCCACTCGTTCGGCTAAGCGCTTAAACATCTTGCGTTCAATGTCACTGCCCTGGATGTGGACGACTGTGACCTTATCGCTTGTCTGGCCTTTGCGATCAGATCGTGCGCAGCACTGAATGTATGTTTCGGTGGACATCACTGGCCCCCAGAACACAACAGTGTCGGCTGCGGTCAGCGTGACGCCATGCGCCGCTGCCTGTGGTTGGATTACCAAGACGCGAGGGTCTTGTTCTTCTTGAAAATGTTTAAAAATTTTTGTGCGCTTTGCAGGCGACACATCGCCATGAATAGTGCTTACAGAGGTTTTGTTGATAGTAAGATAGTTTGTAATTGTGTCTATGCTGTGGCGATATGGGGCGAACACTAAGACTTTGCGCTGTGTTTCTTCCAACACCTCCATGAGGACAGCTAGTCTTGGGGCACAGTCAAACTCCACAACTTCTGCGTTATCTGTATAGGCTGCTCCAGCGCTAATTTGTAAGAGCTTATTAACTTCTGCGGCGGCGTTAATCGCCGTGATTGTTTCACCAGCCGCCTTGACAAGCATCTGCTCCTTGAGGATGTTGTAGTACTTTTTCTGCTGGGGGGTGAGAGGGACATCGCGTGTCTCCGTTATTACTGGTGGAAGATCAAGGCACTGTGCCTTCGTATAGCGTATTGCAGGCTGCAGCACCGTGTGGATCTTTTCTTGTGCTGAAGGTTTAGGCGCCCACTTAAACATCGTCAGCTTCTGCATCGTCGCATCTCGCCATGCTGTAAAGAACTTAGGCACAGCATTGGGGTTGACCAGTTTAGCCAAGCCATACGCATCAAGGGGCGACTGTGACGCAGGGGTACCGGTCATCATCCACAGGTAAGTGTCGGGCTTCAAAATCTTGTTAAGCGACTTCCAACGTTTTGTTTGCACGTTCTTGTAGGCATTGGCCTCGTCAGCTACAACAAGATCAAACCGTCCATCGTTGTTTATCTCATCTGCGATGAGGTTCAGTCCGTCATAGTTCGTGATGACAAACTCGTAATCACCTTGCACCATCTCGATACGACGTGATGCTTGCTGGTGGTGAGCCACAATGGCGCTGCGGTGAATGATGCTGTTGCCCAAGTCGTTTATCCAAGCTGACTGCATAATCGACACAGGGCAGAGCACCAGACACCGACGCACCTGCTTAGTTCGCATGAGATAGTCAGCCGCCCAGAGCGCCGACAGCGTCTTGCCTGTGCCGGGTTCAGAGAAAACAAACGCTCGTCTGTGCAAGGTCAAAAACGCAGCCGTCTCCATCTGATGCTTCATCGGCTTAAACCTGCCCGGCCAGTCGTAGCGTGCAGTGATGGGGGAGGGTACGTTTCTCACACCCAGGTTGCGCAGCACACGCGCTTCGTCTAACCCCCATCGCACAGCGATCTCATACACGCCGTCCTGCTCACCAACTACTGCAAACTTGGGAATAACTTTGTACTTGTCTGGATTGCGCGTTCGTAACAGCAACGCTTTGTTTTCAACGATTTGCATGGTTCTCTCTCAATTTATAAACTTCTCTTATGCCTGCTTTGTCTTGCACAAGGTGGTAATCCAAAAGACTCTGACGCATAAGCGTGTTAATCATTTTTTTCCACGTCTCGTCCTCCACGTCTGTGGAATCTACCCACGAATAACCAAACCGTAAGTACCAAACATCCGCAAGCTGCTGCGGATTTAGCTTTTTCATCGACCGTTTTCTCCTCGGTTCGCTTTCACGCTACGGATGCGCAGATTGCTTTTAGCTGACGAGCCGCCTGAGCGCAGTGGTTTCTTGTGGTCAATGTCTTTGCCCTCACGAGCATCGGCCTTGCCATTGTTGTTTTTATCAACGCCTGTCTTATCGACTAAGCGTTGAGCTTTAACCCGCTCAGCCCTTTGCTTAATCTGCTCAGGCTTGCCGTGGTATTTCGCATATTCTCTTTTGTAGTCTCTTGACATGATTGGCTCCTAATGTTTGGGGTGAAGTTCACAACTTTTTACTGGGCACCATCCGCACAGTGCGCTTTGTGTGGGGTTCCACACATTGTTCTCAAACGCTACGGATAGTTTTGCCACCCGTTGTCTGTACTGCCACCACGCTGGCTCAATGTCTTCCACCGACATCTTGTGTTTGACCATGCTCTCCTTCACCACAAACAACAAGGCCGAATTGACCTGTCGAATGTGGGGAAAGTGCGCAAAAGTCATCAGCGACATCAACACAAGCTGATCGGTATCGGGGTACTTGTTGTTGCCAGTTTTATAGTCAACGATCCATGCGGTGAGGTTTTCGTCGTCTACGATTAACAAGTCAGCAATACCACGCACCCATACGGAGTCGTCTTTGAAACCGCACGGCTTAAGGTCAACGGTCAGGCCCATCTCGTGCTCAGGGTACTTGCGCCCAGGCTTTTGAAGTAGCGCGTCAAGGGTTGGCTTTACAAACTCAAACTGCGGTGGGATGGGGGTGCCATCCTGCACATAGTTCTCTGCTGCTGTGTGTAACTCCTTACCGTAACGAATCTGCTCCGTGTCTGGGAACGGGTGCTTCTTTAGAACCTTTACCTCGTGATAGCGTCTGGCACAGCCTTCAAAATCTTTCAGACTGCTGTGTGACCATGTGACCTTGTGCGTTGTCATTAGAACTCCGCTTTGGTTATGACCTTGGTTAGCCGGTTTGCGAACGCTGTGACAAACCTCTCATCAGCTTCAAGTTTGTTGTTCATGTCCTTCAGGATGGCGTGGGTAACTTCGTGCCAGAAGGTGTCTGTAATTTCTTCTTGCTTGAACCGCCTGTTGTCGTATGAGCTGCGTGTGCCGATCTTGATCATCTTACCGTTATAAAACACGCCACCCATAGCTCCCTTCTGGGGCATACGCCCACACATAACAACGTCGTATTTGGTTTTACCAACTGTAATTTTTTTAGGCATTTTCATTTTGCTTCTCCATATCGTTTTGCAGAGCCTACCTCCGCTGCCAGTGGAATACCCGGCATGTACTTCGGCTCCATAGTCATCTGCGCTAAAACCCAAGTTTTAGCGTTCGCTTCTTCTGCCTCAGGTACAAGGCAGACTACTTCATCATGGACAGTTAACACACACGGATACTCTTTTTGTATCCGCAGCATGCCGTCTGTCATCACACACCTAGCCACTGCCTGAACAATGTTTTCAGTCAGCGCCCCCCCGTACACCTTTTTTTCATTTGGCCCGTAGACCCACTGCAGCCGACCTTTTGGATCAGCATTTCCTTTCAGGGAAGGATACTTCAAAGTCATACCGTTTGGCAAGAAGATTTTTTCTTTTTCAAACTGCAGGCACTTGTGATGGTAAACCCTACCCTCAAACAGCCCACGCTGAATAAGCTCCTGGCACAACTGCCAGAACTGCGTGACCGGCTGCGCTGCTTCACGGTACTTATCAATGATCTTCTTGGCAGACACCGCATGAATCAGTAGTTCATCTTCAGTGCAAGTGTGTGGTATATCCCATAAGCGCTTAGCGTTCTCATCCCATTCTAAGAAGCTGCCTATGTAGTCAGACGTTACGCCTAACTGCTTAGCAAAAGCCCTGTCGTACCGTGTGGATGGTGCGCCTAGGAACCCCGTCAACAACTGCGCAGCAAACGATGCCCACCCCAAACCATAACCTGCCCCCAACAAAGCAGACTTAGCAGACTGGCGAAGGTCAGGGTGTAATTCTTTGCTTAACCCTGGTATGCCGAACATCTGCGCACCAAACATAGCGTACGCATCCTGCCCTGATCTAAAGATGTTAAGGAGATCTTCGTAATCAGCCAGCCACGCCAATACACGCGGTTCGATCTGCGACAAGTCACACACCACTAAGGTATACCCCTCAGGGGCCATGATCGACTTACGAAGGAACGACCCACGTTTTAAGTTCTGCAGATTAAGTCCAGATCCCTTACTTGCAGACCAGCGCCCTGTATGTGCGCCGTAATAGTTAAGGGGCACCGGAAGAACACCGCGTTGTGCAATATCCAAGAATCGTTGCGCTCTAGTGCGCTCCAATGTTGATTTAACGGCCAGCCGCGCTTCACATAAGAGAGCAACATCTTCATTGTCGGCGTTGAGCAACGCCTGAAAGAGTGCATCGTTTTTAGCAAGCGCAAGCGCCTTTTCACCGGTGGTCTTGCTGATTTTAATCGGCGGCTCCACGCCAAGGCTGCGTAACAACTCGCCAAACTGCGGGTTGCTTGCAAGGATAGTTTCTTCGACACCAAGACGTTGAAGAAGTGTTTCTCTCTTTTCTCTTTCTTCGTTAATCGCTTCACTGAGCATCTCCTTATCTAGTTGTAGCACAGGGTTAGTGAACATCTTCAGCGTCAAGTCTATAAGTCGTAACTCTTTGGCAGGGTAGCCCTGCACCAGACGCTTAAAAACCTCCTCACACAGGAACGTATCGTGCGCACAGTAGTCAGCCAGTTCTTTTTCTATCTCATGGGTAAGCTCGTCTAGCCCGTCTGTGCTGTACACAGCTTTGCCTTTGGGCGGCAGGCCAAACTCTTCTGCAAGTTTTGCCAAGCTGTTGCCCACCTCCACCCCACGCAAGGCACGCGCCATGGACAGCGAGTCGAATATGAACGCAGGCTTGCAACCATAGACCCACGACAGTATGGCGACATCGAACTGTGCGTTGTGCGCCAGCACCGCTGTCTCTGACCAGTCTATCGCAGCAAACGCTGCGGGTAGTTCAGCATGGCTGTGCCACGTGGTGTTGTCCTCTCCGTAGTCTTTTATGCAGGCACCAAACGCTTTGAAGTTCTCGTGTCGTATGTACTGCTCAGTAGTAAGTTTAGATAGTGTGTAGTCTTTACTCGACCAGCGTGTTTCAAAGTCAATTACCACTATGCGCTTGTATGGCGGCTTTGACATGTTTGATGTTCTCCTCGTTAATTATGATTGCAACGCCACCAGCTTTACGAATTTTTTCTAACTCGCGGTCTTGTAACGCAGTCGTTGTATTACTGCCTGCCTTGCACTCTATGGCAAAGAAATACCCCTTGTAACAGCCGATGATGTCTGGCACCCCAGCCCTACCAAACCCCCCCATGAGGGGGAGAAAATGGTAGGCGCCAAGCTCATCAAGAACTAACTTCACCTCCTTTTTAACCTTGGCTTCTGGGGTCATAGCGGGGCTTTCTCAAACTCACTGAATGTTAGGGTTGTTTTTTGTGATCTCTTCGCCAGCTCGTACGGATTCACTAGCGTAAAGGGCCATGTAGGATACGGATGCGATGCTTTCCAATGCGGATCGTAGTATGGCGACTTCTCTAGTTCGGAAAGCAAGATCGGTTTGTAGCGCTTTGATTTGGGCATGTAGTTGCTCCTGTTCTTCGGCGTTCATCGTGGCAAGCTCTCTGCCCACACAAGTATGGCGCTGGATGCACGCACAATGTTCTTACTGATGTTGGCGATCTCAAGAACTTCTCGTTCGCTTAACCTTGCGTTTGCGCACAGTTCTTGTAGCCTTTCTGATGACTGCTTCAGGACTATTACTGACTGTGCTGGATCCCTGATCTCTGTTGCTTGCATCCAATACCTCCATTAGTTTTTCAAGATAATGTTTGCCCTTACCAATCTCGGTAAAAGCTTCGTCTTTGTTGCCCATGCGCATCACGTACTTCAGTGCGCCACCACGATAGTAGCCGATACGTTGTTCAACGGGCCACGTATCCACCACATCCCATGGTTCTATGCCCATAAGTTTGTAATGCGAACCACCAATCTGTTTATCTTTTGCTGCCATATATCACCTCAAAGGTTGTTTGTTAGCCCACATGTTTACGCAGGTCTGCTCCAAGTCCATAGAAGGCGGGTTTGTTTTTAATGCATCTTTCAGACCCATGTTGTATGCCTCGATCACGGTCTTGGGCAGTATCTCCATAGGCGGATCGTTAGATTTCATTTTGCTGATGCCGATTGCGATCAGACTTGTTAGCACTACCCCAACCAAGACACCCAGGCCCCACTGTTTGTTGCTTTCGTTCATTACATTCTCCTTTCTAAATGGGCAGTCGCGCCCTTGTTCACAATCTCCTTGGCAGCAGATCATGTGTTCTTCTCCTTTAGTTTGGCTTCTAGCGCAGCAATCATGTCTATAACATAAGGACGGTTTGCCAGTGAGATTTCTCTGGCCTCCTCCTTAGTTAACCCAACCCATTCACGTTCCGGCTGCGCGAGTGCTTGGCGTAGTGCTTCTTTGATTGCTACCTCTGTATCTTCAAGGCCATAAGCATCTTCAAAATACTTTAACGCCATCTCTGCTGCTTTGCGGAGGTCAGTCATTTCTAACCCCTTTCTCTTATTCTCACCCCACACACTTCAGCCGCCATGTAACCAATCAAGTTTTGGTCAGTATTCAGTGTCGTGTTTGTTTTGTAGTACTGCATAATTCCATCACACACCTTTGCACACTCCTCTCGTTCATCAGCCCGTACCAACTCCGCAAACTTCCCAACGTCCAGGCCATTTCTCACCCCTTTTACATATCTGTTTCCTTCTGCAACGAGCACTTCTTGTACGGCACCTTCCCCGATTAATCCCCGCATAACTGTTACAGCCGTGGTGCGAGCGCAACCAAAACGTTGGACTATCATGCTGGCAGTCATAGGAGTTTTGCGTGTTTTCAAATGTGCTAGTAGCTTTT